GTAAAAGCTACACCGAACAAAAGAAGTAGTCAAGATGGAGTTAATAGGTCATACAATGATTTTTATAAGGTTAGATATGTTTATGCTACAGATAATTTCTTAACAAACAAATCAGGAACGAGTAGAGATTTTTGTAAGGACATGGTAGCTGCTAAAAAAATATATACTAAAGAAAATTTATCTAATGCAGATAGTCTGATCCTAAACAAAGGGTTCGGAATAGATGGAAAAGAACCTTATGATATATTTTTATTTAAAGGCGGACCTCAATGCAGACATTTCTTTTTAAGAAGAATTTATAAAACTTCTTTAAGGGGAGCAAAGAGTAAAATATCAGATAGCCAATTAATAGGATATACTAAGGCTAGGTCTGAGGGGTTCACAGCAGAAAGAAACGATAAGCTAGTAGCAATAGCTCCGCAAAGAATGAAAAATAACGGATACAATAAACCAAGATAATTATGCCTACAGGATATGTACTATTCATAAGTGAAATCAAGCTAAAAGACTCAACAGCCATTAACTTAAATGTTGATGTAGAATTACTACTTCCTTATGTACGCCAAGCACAAAAAGTGTATTGCGAGAGTAAGTTAGGGAGTAAACTTACACAAAAATTAAAAGATTTAATTATAGCAGGAACAGTTGGAAATGTAGGAAATGAATCTTATAAAACTTTACTTGATGACTACATTGGCGATATGCTTCCAAATTGGGGGCTGTATTTATTAGTACCTTTTTTACGTTTTAAAGTGGAGAATGGAAATATTTATTCAAAGACATCCGAAACAGGAACTGCCCTTAGCACAGAAGAAGCACAGCACTTTAGGGAAGAAATAAGAAACACTTCAGAATACTACACAGAACGAATGATAAGCTACATCACTAATAATCTTAGCTCATTTCCTGAGTACAGCACGAATACAGGTTCAGATGTAAACCCTTCAAAAAATGCTTACTTTAATGGATTACATATATAATGAAGAAACACTACAAACCAAAACAAATTAATATCACTAAATTAAAATCCTACTTGGATAAAAAGCCTAAAACAAATGAAAGAAGTACAAGACACAATACAGGTAGGAATAGTAAATAGTTCGGCTATATTTCTGAATGTTACAAATTGTAATGAAATTTTAACTTTTGTCAGTTTGGTTCTAGCAATATCTTATACAATATATAAATTTGTAAAATTTGAAGAAGAAAAATAGTATAGATCTCGTAATAATCCGAGATACATTCACAGATAAGAGTACAATTGGCGAACTCTTTTTGGATGGGGAAAGGCTCTGTGATACTTTAGAAAACCCTTGGCTAGACAATGCTAGGACTATTAGTTGTATTCCTGAAGGGGAATATTGTGTAAGGCTAAGGTATGCAAGGGAGTCAGGGACTAGGGACTACTTACACTTATTAGTCAAAGATGTTCCTAATAGAACATACATTCTTGTTCATATCGGAAATAAACCTGCTGACACAAGTGGATGCATCCTAGTGGGGTTGGGAAGTCAACAGGACTTTGTTAGTAACTCTAGGCTTGCTATGGACTTACTTATGAAAGAAATTATACATTTGGGGGGCGAAAACATAAATTTAATAATTAAAAAAAAAGTATCATGAAGAAATGGCTAATTTATCAGACACTGAAAAAGATGGTAACAAGTAAAAAATTCCTATATACAGTAGTGGGGATTATCGTACAACTATTAAGTGAAAAATGGGGAGTTGATCCTGAAGTATCACAAAACATTCTTTATTCTTTAGTGGCATTAGTAATCGGTCAAGGTATTGCTGATTCTAAAAAAGCATAGTTAAACACTATGTCTATAAGGAATAATAGATACAGATTAAAACCTAGCGAGTTAGCCATCATTCAGAAAATGCGTGAGTCAGAGGTTAGAAATATTCTAGTCATTGGCGACCTTCACGAACCTTTCTGTTTAGACGGCTACCTTGAGTGGTGCAAAGAACAATACAAAGTTCATAATTGTAACCAAGTAATTTTAATTGGAGATTGTATTGATTCTCACGGATTTTCTTACCACGAGCCTGACCCAAATGGGATGTCATCAGGATTAGAACTTGAAACGGCTATAAAGAAGATAGCTAAGTGGTATGAAGCCTTTAATAATTCTACTGTACCTAATGGAATAGATGTAATGGTGGGAAATCACGACAGAATGGCTAGCCGTAAAGCTATGTCAGGTGGTATTCCTTCACAATGGATTAGGTCTTACAATGATGTCTTAGGAACTCCTGATTGGAATTGGTGCGAATCTGTTGTATATGATGACGTACTATATGAACACGGAGAAGGAGGACAAGCAGCAGCGAAAGCTAAGAACAACTTAATGTCATCAGTTTGTGGGCATACTCATACATTAGCTTATGTACAATGGTTCGTTGGAAAACGGTTCAAAGTCTTTGGAATGCAAGTGGGATGTGGGGTGGACTCAACTACTTACGCAGCAGCATACGCAAAGAATTTTAAAAAACAATCTATAGGCTGTTCTGTAGTCCTTAACAATGGGACTCTACCAATCAACCTCTTAATGCCTTTATAGGTACACCCCTTTGCCTTTTAAGGCACTTTCTTTTCTTTTTAATACTAATATACTACACTTAACTTCTAATCTTTCCTAGAGTTAAAATCAATATTTATGATAATAAGTGTTTATAAGTTAGTTTAAAACATTAATTTTTGTATATTTGCAGTATGAAAACAATCAATATAGATACAATGAACTCACTAGAACAAAAATTATCAAACGAATTAACATTAAAAGGATTCTCTTTTACAGTTGGACAAGTTCAATTCGTAGCTAACTCAACTCATTGGATACTCCCTAAAGGAAAAACATTTAATCAATCTATGAGCGGCAGCTTTTACTTAGCTGAAATGGTTGAGAATTTCATTGCCTTCTGTAACTTGACTAAATTTGAATCAGATTTTGCTTCACTATAATAATTAATAATGAAAAATCAAGAAAACATAATAACAATTAAAAACGACATGGTAATAAGCTACACCTATTAAAGATAGCTTAATTAAAACTCACAAAATGAAAAATTTTAAAATGAAGGAAGCAACAAGCAAACAGGAAGCTATTATTAGCTTGTTAGATGTACAAAATAATCAACCTATACTTTTACCTGACAATACAGTTTTAACTGAATACGGACTTAATTTATTAAAATTTCAAGTCGTTAGAGATTTATATATTAAAGTCAAATCAGCTTACTATAATTCTCAGGATAACTCAAAAAGATTTTAAGATGACAATACAAGACGCAGAATATTTAGAATACAATACATTGGATTTAATTTGCCAAGACTTTTTTTATAAGTCAGATGGATATTCATCAGATTCAAAATGGAATAGTAGGCTATTTACAATGGATAATGACTTAGTTGGAGATGAAAGGTCAATAAGGATTTATGGAACACAAGAGCAATTAGACTTAGCAAGTGTTGAATATAGAAAGAAAAACAGACTAATACTTGATGAAGTTTACAATTTCAAAGTAGAACCAAAAGGGTCTTATTGGAATGACATCTTAGAAATAACAGAAGAAGATAATCACAAGGTAGCTAATAAGCTAAAACATTACAACAAGCTTTATAACCAAAAAGGTAGAAAAGCATTAATTTTAAGAACAAGATAATGAAAACAGAAAGCAAGCAGGACTATTTAATAGCTATTCAAAGCGAATTGAAAGCTCCTAAGAATCAATTTAACAGTTTTGGTAAGTATAAGTATAGAAGTGCAGAAGACATCTTAGAAGCCGTTAAACCACTTCTAAAGAAGTATGGTTGTTATTTAACTATTACAGAAACAACTCAAGAGATAGCAGGCTACTTAGTTTTAAACTCTAAAGTTTCTATTTCAGATGGTGAAAAGACTATATATGTTGAAGCACAAGCAGGAATTAATCCTGAAAGAAAAGGAATGGATATTGCTCAGTCATTTGGCTCTAGCAGTTCTTACGCTAAGAAGTATGCACTTGGTAATCTATTCTTATTAGATGACACTAAAGACGTTGATAGTAATAAGGTAAACGAACCTATTTCAAAACCTGAAATGACTACTGACATTTACAATATTATGTTAGAATTTATCAATACAGGGAAAGGTTCAGCAGTAATGTCTAAGATGCGAAATTACTCAATGTCTGAAAAGCAAGAAAGTACATTGATGAAAATGTTAAAACAACAAATAAATAATTAATTAATAAAGACCTGCAAAATCAGGCATAATAAAAATGGAAGTAAAAGGAAAATTAGTAAAAAAATTAGCATTAGAGTCAGGAATCAGTAAGACAGAAAAGGCTTGGCAAAAACAAACTTGTGTAATAGATACAGGTGGAGATTTTAATAATGAAGTAGCAGTAAGTGCTTTTGGTGATGAAAAATTAAAATCTTTAAATAAATTAGAAGTAGGTATGGATGTAGTTATTCTTTGCAATGTTTATTCAAGAGAATACAAAGGAAAATATTATCATAATATAGATGGATATCATTTTACATCAAATACAAGTAATATAGAAAATTCAGTAGTTGAATCTGACGATTTACCATTCTAAGATGACACAAGAAGATAACTTTAAAAACTTATGCAACCTAACGACATCACTGTTAGGCTTGCGTAAGGGTTCTTTAGGCTACAAAAGTAGAAAACAGGAACTTCAAGTAGCAAGAAGTATAGCAAGCGTAATAGCTCGCATAGAATACGAAATACCACATTCAACTATTGCTAAGGTAATTAATAGAGATAGAACTTTAATATATCATTATGAAAAAAACCACAAGCACAACTATTCAACCTTTCCAAAATATAGAGATATATTTAACAAAGTCTTTAATGCTTTTCAATCTATTGAAGATTCTAAAAAATCCTTCTTTGACTTGCAGCAGCTTAAAGATTATTTAAGAAAAAATAATGTTTTTAATAGTGAAAAAGAACAAGTAATAATAAGAATTAAATCAGGAAAAGTAGGAACAGACGTTAAAGTTTCTTACAGGAACTTCTATAATCAATTAGAAAATGTTAAACTTGCACTTCAGAATTTTAAATATGATATTGAAATAATTACCTTATGAAAGAAAAGCCAAACTACTATGCAATAATACCAGCTGAAGTAAGATACAGTAAAGCCTTGACACCTAACGCTAAATTACTTTATGCAGAGATAACTGCTCTATGTAATATGAATGGTAAATGCACCGCCTCTACTGAATACTTTTGCAGACTTTATGAAGTAAGTAGGGGTGCAGTTCAAAACTGGCTTAAAATGTTAGATGATAATGGTTATATAACAAGGGTCTTAATATATAGACAAGGTAGTAAAGAAATATTGTCTAGGTACATTAAATTGGT